AGCAAGGACTTATCCCATCCATGAACGATCTTGGTGCTTGGCATGCTGCACAGCAAACAGTTGATAAATTTGGTAGAGGTGCACTAGATGAGTGATGAATACCAGTATATTAGTGCAAGACTAAATACACAAGAAGAGCCAGAAAATCCATTTAAGGATCAAGACCCATTCATTAAGTCTTGGGAAATGCTAAAGGAATATTCTGGACTAGATCAAAACTTTAAAAGAAGAGTTTCAAGAGTTGTAAATAAAGCAATTGGCGATGATGCATATCTAGATTCTGCAAACGCAATGCCAGCAGGACAGGACTCTGGATCTAAGCAGATTAATCCTGGAACTGTATACCGTAATGGATATGGTTTATTTGATGTTATTACACCGCCATACAATATGTATGAGTTGGCTAATTTCTACGACACATCATTTGCTAATCACGCTGCTATTGATGCAAAGGTAGAAAACATTGTTGGACTTGGATATCGTTTTGATATGACAGACTCTACTTCTCTTCGCTTTGAGATGAGCGATGATGAAGAAAAGGTAAAACGTGCTCGTAAGCGTGTTGAAAGAATGAAGATTGAAATCCGTGATTGGCTAGAAAGCCTAAATGATGATGATTCATTTACAAAGATTATGGAAAAGGTTTTTACAGATGTTCAGGCAACTGGAAATGGTTTTATTGAAGTTGGTAGAAATGTTGAAGGAGAAATTGGATATATCGGACACATCCCTGCAACCACAGTTCGTGTTCGTAGACTTCATGATGGATTCCTTCAGATCATTGGAAACAAAGTTGTTTACTTCCGTAACTTTGGAGCAACAAACCCAAACCCAGTAACTAGCGACTCTCGTCCAAATGAGATTATTCATATTAAGGAATACTCTCCACTAAATACATTTTACGGTGTGCCAGATATTGTTTCTGCTTTACCATCTCTAATTGGAGATAAGTTAGCATCACAATACAACATTGATTACTTTGAAAATAAAGCGGTACCAAGATATGTTATTACTCTAAAGGGTGCACAACTATCTGGTGACGCAGAAGATAAGATGTTTAGATTTTTACAGACAGGACTTAAGTCTCAGTCACACAGAACTCTTTACATCCCACTTCCTGGAGATACAGACCAGAACAAGGTTGAGTTTAAGATGGAGCCAATTGAAAATGGAATTCAGGATGGCTCATTTAAAGAATACCGTAAGCAGAACCGTGATGATATTTTAATTGCTCATCAGGTTCCTATCTCTAAACTTGGAGGTGCAGACTCTTCCGCTATCGCAGCAGCCTTAGCCCAAGATCGTACCTTTAAGGAGCAGGTTGCAAGACCAGCCCAGCATCACCTAGAAAAAATCATCAATAAGATTATTCGTGAAAAGACAGATATTCTTGAATTGAAGTTTAACGAACTAACCCTTACTGATGAAATTGCACAGTCTCAGATTCTTGAAAGATATGTCAAGACTCAGATTATGCTACCAAATGAGGCTCGTGAAATTCTTGACTTGCCACAGGTTAGCCATGGAGACGAGCCTTTGCAACTATCTGCAAGACAGGCTACAGACGCAAGAGCAAACCTAGCAGGTAATCGCCAAAGGGATACAGAACGAACAAATAATCAATCCGATGGCACGGCAACTGTCTCTGGGAGAAATCCACAGGGAGAGGGTAGGGCATCTCAATAGTTGAGAAACCTTTATAAACATTTGATATAATAGGAACTGATATGAAAATAAATAAGGCTTCTTGGGTGACTGACGGCGACAATGTTCGTCTATCAATGCCCCTTACCAAAGTAGACCAGGGACGTAGAATCGTTTCTGGATTTGCATCTCTTGACAACCTTGACAAGCAAAATGACATTGTAACTACTGAAGCATCAATGTCAGCATTTGCAAAATTCCGTGGGAATATTAGAGAAATGCATCAGCCATCAGCAGTAGGAAAGATGGTTTCATTTAAAGAAGAAAAGTATTTTGATCCAGAGTCTAAGAAGTTCTATAAGGGTGTTTATGTTTCTGCATACATCTCAAAGGGCGCACAAGATGCATGGGAAAAAGTTCTAGATGGAACATACACTGGTTTTTCTATTGGTGGAAGAATGAACAAGTGGGACGATGCATATGATGAGAAGTCAGATGCACAGATTAGAATTATTAAAGATTATGATCTTATTGAGTTGTCACTAGTTGACTCACCAGCAAATCAGTTTGCAAGCATTATGTCAGTTCAGAAGGTAGATGGAGTTGACGTAATTAAAGGTGACGAAACAGTTTTAGAAAACGTATTCTATGATAAGGAATCTGGTATAGTAGTTACTTCAGAAGAAGAAACACAAGTCAGTCCTGTATCTGGTGAGCAGATGCAAAATATTGGTTTTGTTGAGAAAGATGATTCTGATAAAGCAGACATGATAAAATTCTTAGTCGATAGTGCTAAAGGCATTAAAACTTCTAAGATTAACAAGGAGGTAAACCAAATGACAGAAGCAACAGAAGTAGTAGATACTCCAGTTGAAAATGCAGAGGTTGCTCCAGAGGCACAGCCAGCAGTTGAAGAAGTTGCAGCAGCAACAGAAGCACCTGCAGTCGCTGAAGAAACAGTGGTTGCTGAAGAAGCACCTGCTGCAGAAGCAGTTGATGGTAGTGCAGAGTCTACTGTTGCAGAGGAAGCACCAGTAGAAGAAGAGAAGACAGAAGAAGCAGTTGCTGATGCAGTTGCCGATGTTAAAGAAGAGGTTGCTAAGGCACTTGCTGAAATTAACGCTTCTCTTACTAATGCCTTTGGCGATCTCGCTGCAACCGTTAAGTCTCTTCATGAGCAGGTAGCAGCAGTAACGAAGTCTCTTGATACTGTAACTGGAGAAGTTAACAGCATTAAGGGAAACTTCAATGAGTTTGGCAAGCGAGTTGATGCCGTAGTTGCAGACACCGCTTTCCGCAAGTCTGGCGATCTAGGCGAGATCGTGCAGTATGAGCCTGTAAAGGTTCAGAAATCCCTATGGGGCGGTCGTTTCCTCAAATCAACCGACCTATTAAACTAAGATATAAAATCACTAGGAGGTGAACAATATGTCGGAACAAAATACAGATATCGTAAAGAATTATCCTGGATCACCAACTGAATCCCACGCCCACAACGGCGACGGTGCATTCGCATCTGGTGCTATCGGTGGCGCAACAGCCACAGATGCCAGCGGTAATCTTTCACCCGCTGCTTCGCTTGGTAACATTGCTACAGCGAACTTCGGAACAACATCTGGCGCTAATGCTGTAAACCCAACTGGAACACCAGGTGGTATTCTAGCACCAGAGCAGGCTCGTCGCTTCATCGACTACGTGTGGGATGCAACAGTTCTCGCCAAGGATGGTCGTAAGGTTACAATGAGAGCCAACACCATGGAACTTGAAAAGGTTAACGTTGGTGAGCGTGTTATCCGTGCTGCTGCTCAGGCACAGCCAGATTTCACAAACGCTGGTGCAACTTTCACAAAGGTCGAACTTACTACAAAGAAGATTCGTCTTGACTGGGAAGTTTCAGCAGAAGCGCTTGAAGACAATATTGAAGGTGCAGCACTTGAAGATCATCTAGTTCGCTTGATGACCAATGCTTTCGCTAACGATATTGAAGACCTCGCAATTAACGGCGATGGGTCAACAGGCAACTTCCTTTCAATCATGGAAGGTTTTGTTACAAAGGTTACAGACGGTTCAGATGCTCACGAAGCAGTTGCAACAGTCTCAGATGACAATTGGACAACACAGGTTATGCAGGATATTATCCTTGCTATGCCACGTAAGTACCGTGCACTTAAGAACAATCTTAAGTTCTACGCAGGTACAGATGCATTCCAGGGAATCGTTAAGAACAACGGAACTCTTGCAGATGCAATCGCAGAAGCATTTGCTGGTACACCAGCAGGAACTCCTGCAAACCGTCAGGCATACCTTGATGGAAATGGACAGACATTCGGTGGAGCACGTACAACTCGTGTTCTCGGAGTAGAAGTCATGGAAGTACCTTACTACCCTGCAGGATATGTCGATTTGACATTCCCACAGAACCGTGTATGGGGCTTCCAGCGTGATATCACAGTAAACCGTGAATACATCGCAAAGAAGGACACAATTGAATACACAGTATTCGTCCGCTTTGGTATTCAGTGGGAAGAACTTGATGCGGTTGCTTACGCAGACGCAGCATCAGATTCATAATCGCTGACCAAACCTAGAGGGGGAGTAGACTAAACATCTGCTCCCCTTCTTCACATTCTGGTATAATGACATAGGAGGATTACATAATGACAATTGAAGAACTATCAAAAAAGACAGTCATGGAACTAAGATCCTATGCAAAAAAGAATAATATTGAATTATTTGACTCTAAGACAAAATTAGAGATTCTTGAGATTTTGGCTAGTTGGGCACCCAACGAAAATGTTAAGGCACAGCCACAAAAGAAAGAAAAGAATTCAGCCGTTTACTCAACACGTAACCTATTCTGGAATGGTGTTGGAACCCTAAAGATTGGGTACAACATTGTAACTGGAGAAGATGCAGAAAAGTGGGTAACTCATAAGGCTGTCAGAATCGCTTCTCCAGAAGAAGTAGCAAGGTACTACGGTAAATAATTATGCAAATTCTTAGACTTCCACCATATCCTATCTCTGTTACATATACCGTACCAGAGCCAGCAACCTCTTACGTATTTGTAATTGAGGATGTTGAGAATCAGAATATTACACAAGAAGCAATACTTTCTACATCTCAGTCAAAGGTTACATTTGAACTTCCAGTTATCTTTTCAAAGTATGATAAGTCATACTCTCTAGCAATCTACGAAGAGGTTTCAGAAGGTGTCCTTGCAGATGAACCAGTGGTAGAAGATAACCTTGATATTATGCGACCATATGTTGATCCATCTACACTTGGAACAACTGCTTCTGAGATAGCACAATACACAGAATATGAAAGCCTTGCAAGAACAATTATTGATAATATCACTGGTGGTTTTTATAATAAGAGAAGTTATGTTGAAACAGTCGGACAGGGTACAGACTATGTTGCTCTGTGGGAAAGAACTAATAAAATTTTAAAGGTATATGAGAATGCAGAACTTGTCTATGATGTTGATAATGCAGATGGACCAGCACTTGGTGAATGGAATTACGTTATTACAAAGGACAAGACTGCTATCACAAAAGATCCAGTAGCAGCAATTGATGCAATCAATCGTGCAGAGCGCAAACCATCAAAAATGTTTGTTTCCCCATCTGACTCTTTTGCACTATTTGATACAGAAGATAGCGGTAACATTTATACAATTCGTGGTGGAGTTGCATTTAACGAAGGATACGATTATATTTTCCAACTAGAGACTGGCTATAAGGTTGTGCCATATGATATTCAGGATGCGACTAAGATGCTTATTGAAGATATTAAGTGTGGTAAGTTAGATTATTACAAGCGATATGTAACTTCATATAACACAGACCAGTTTAGAATTCAGTTTGATAAAAAGATTCTTGATGGAACAGGAAATATACTAGTAGACAAAATACTTGCAAAGTATGTTCAGTCTATTACCAAACTTGGGGTTTTATAATGCAGTGTGAAATTACAGACTTCATGTACCCACTGATGGCTGATGTTTATTACCCTCTTGTTGAGCAAGGGGCTTATGGAAATGTAGTTAAGACTTGGGTATTGAATAAGACTATAGCCTGCAACTTCTCATCTGGCGGTAACGCAATGAAAGAAGAAGTTAAGCCTAATGTTAATATTACACAAGAATCTATTCTTATTGGCAGAGTTAAAAAAGATATTAGAGTTTCTGAGTCAGAAGACAAGAACTCAATAACAAATGTTTTGATAACAAATATTCGTGATAGATGGGAAAACCCTATCTATCTAGAAACATCTGGACCAAGAGCAGGAAGATCAACCCTTTATGAAATAGCAACAAGTGAGCCAGCAATAGGCCCATTTGGAAGTGTAGAATATTATAAATTAACAGTCCGCAGATCTGAGAATCAGGCTAGTGATATCTAATGAGACTTAAGATAAACAATGTTCAGTTTCAAAAAGATATGAATAATATTATTCAATATTCACAAGGATTCCTTGATGGAACAAAAGCAGGGAAAATACAGTTTTTTAGAAATCTTGGGGCAGAGATTAAGAATATTTTAGAAGAATTTATTGACTCTAATGCATCTGTAGATCCACAGACACTACATCATATGTATGAGTGGAATCAAGTGGGACAAGCATCTGGAAGACTTTTCAACATAAATGCCGTATCTAATGGCTATGGCGTAAACTTTACAGCATCGTTTAATCAGTCGCAGACAATAAAAGATGGGTCAAGAGTTCCATTTTATGATAAGGCAAGAATTATTGAGTTTGGCATTCCAGTTGTCATTGAAGCAAAAACATCAAATGTACTTGCTTTTGAGGATAATGGAGAAACAGTTTTTACACCAGGACCTATTAATGTAACTAACCCTGGAGGAGTTGCAGCACAAGGCGGTTTTGAGAAAACATTTAATATGTTTTTTTCTAGATACTTGAGTCAAGCATTTTTAAGAAGTACAGGAATTGCAGCATATCTTGAAAAGCCAATGCTATATAAATCAAACCTACCACAAGGCAAGAGAACTGGTAGATCTGCAGGGTATAAGACAGGCTACAGATGGATTGCTAGTGCAGGAATTACGGGGAGATAATGGCTAACGATACACTACTAAATACTCCAGTCCTCTGGATTAATAAATACCTTGAGGCAAAGATCCCTTTGCTCTCTAATATAAATGTTCCACTATTCCCATCTACTCCAACAGCCTTGGCTGATATACAGCAGTCATTTCCAGAAGGCGGAGTCATGGGTACTTGGGACAGACTCATTAAAATGAATCGTAGAGGTTTTCCACATATCAAGTGTGAGCAACTGCTATATTATTTTTATGCTACAGCAGAAAACTCAGTAGAAAATATGGTCCAGGTTCAAGAGGCAGTGCTACGGCTTATGGACAGATATGACGAAACAGCAGAAGAAATAAATAACTGGTGCTCAAATAGGCAGGTAAATATAGGTACAGCAAACAACCCAAACCTCATAGATAATATGTTCTATTTCCATAATTTTAAGGTCTATCAACTGGAAGAAACCAGAGATATTATAGATTTTGGCACAGCAAGAACCTACGGCGGTAATAAGATAATCATTGATTTTGACTACCACCAAATGCCAGCCTTGACCACAAATACCTGGGTCCCAGAAAAACTGGCTACAAAAGAAATCATTTAAAAGGCTGTTATAATTAACTTTGAGGAAACAAGCGCCGTACAACTTAATACACTATTCTTAAGAAAGAGGTGAATAAATGGCTTACAGTCGTGGAACATCGACCAACATTATCGTTGGTGCTGCAGCACTTTTCGTTGCAGATACAACCCTTACTCCAAATACTTTGGAGACACCTGTATCAGGTGAATCATTCCGTGAGACTCTCGCAGATGATGTAACTTATACAAACGTAGGGTACACAATGAACGGACTTGAACTGCAGTTCCAGCCTGACTTCGGTGAAGTTAGAGTGGACCAGATTCTTGACGTTGCAAAACTTTACAAGCAGGGTATGCAGGTTAATCTTGCAACTGCTTTTGCTGAGGCTACACTTGAGAACTTGCTTCTCGCTTTGGCTTACAGCGACGCACAACTAACAGGAACAAAGTCATCATCAAACGGACAGGTTCTTAACCTTTCTGCTGGTGAACTTGGTGAGTGCCCAGTTGAGCGTGGAATTGTTGCAGTAGGACCAGGTACAGGTGACTGTGCTGAGTCTGCTTACATTGAGCGCATCTACTCTGCATACCGTGCACTTTCAATTGAAAATGTTACAGTATCTGCAAAGCGTGATGAAGCATCAATGTTTGAAGTTTCATTCCGTCTTCTTCCAGAAGACACATCAGGATCATATGGTAAGATCGTAGATCGTACCTGGACACCTGCTTCATAATTTAATAATAAATTAGCGACTAGGCCTGTCTCTTCGGAGGCAGGCTTTGTTGTTTTATGCTAGAATAGATTGTATATGGCTACTATAATTTATCCTACAAAAACAATTGAAACTGTTGATGGAATTAAGATAGAAATGTCACCTTTAAAGATTAAGTATCTTAGAGAGTTTATGGATGCTTTTGATAAGATGAGGGATACAGAAAATGAAACAGAGTCAATTGATATTATTACTGAGTGTGTAAGAATTGCAATGAAGCAATACCATCCAGAGTTTTCTAAAAATACAGACTTTATTGAAGATAACTTTGACCTTCCAACCGTATATTCTATTGCAGATTTTGCAGCAGGCATTAGAATAAAAGAGGATTCCACTGAGTCTGTAAAAGAGCAGGCAGAAAAATCCATAAACTCAAAAGCAGATAAAGAAGGCGTTACCTGGAATTCATTAGATTTAGCCAAGTTAGAGTCTGAAATATTTTTACTTGGTATTTATAAAGATTATGATGAACTTGAAAAATCTTTGTCAATGCCAGAATTAATGTCAACCCTTGAAGTCATGAGAGATCTAGATTATCAGGAAAAGAAGTTTTTAGCAGCCATGCAGGGTGTGGACTTAGATAAAGAGTCTGGTAAAGATAGAGGCCAGAAAGAATGGGAAGACATGAAAGCCAGGGTATTTAGTGGTGGTAAAACAGATGATTCAAATGATGTATTATCTCTACAAGGGCCAAAAGCAAAGCAATTAGGCTTCGGAATTGGTCTTGGTCTTGATTATGAAGATGATAGAGACCCCTCTCTTATGCTATAATTAACTTAACCTAATTAGGAGGGGTAAATGGCAACAACTGTCCATGAAGAAAGAGTCGTCACATTAATTGACGGCACAAAGGTTAAAGTACGACCACTAAAGGTATCGCTTCTGCGCCCATTTATGAAGTCGTTTGAAGAACTTGGAGCAGTCCAAGCAGATAACGATAAGTCAATGGATGTGCTTGTTAATTGCGTACAAATCGCAATGAAGCAGTACAAGCCAGATTTGGCTGACGACCTTGAGAAGTTGGAAGATCTCCTTGATCTACCAACGGTGTACGAAATCATTGAAGCAGCATCAGGTATCAACTTGACTGATTCAGCCTTGCTTGCTCTAGCAGCACAAGAATAAAATTAAATAAGGAGATCATGGTCGGTTAAATGGCAGATGTAAATAGCAATATTTTTATAAATATTGATACAGCGCAAGCCATGGCTGCACTTCGCAGTCTTGACAAGCAGTTATCTGCATTTAACCGCTCCATGGTCGTTGGTACTCGTGCTGCACAAACAGCACAGGCTGACTTTACAAGATCACTTTTACATAACGTTAATGCCACTGGAGCCTTTACTGGCTCTATGGCAAAAATGACAACAGCAACAGACCAATTCTCTAAAAGACTGGATGCTGGAAAACTCTCTTTGCGTGAGTACTATCGCTATAGTATGGCATCCACAAGAACCTTTGGAAGGTTTTTTGGAAAAGAATTTGATACTGTTGGAAACTTAATACAAAAAAGAGTAAAGACTCTACAAAGTCAATATGTAGGTTTGGGTCGTGATGCACAAGGTGCTCTAAATGCAATGCGTATGACCCCTAAGAAGTTGAACTATAATGATCAACTTACAAAGATGCAGATGATGATTCAACGTCAGCAGATCTTTAATAAACTTCTTGATGATGGATCAACAAGACTTCTAAACTTTGGTAAGAATACCCAGTGGGCTGGCCGTCAGTTGATGGTTGGTTTTACAATTCCACTTGCAATGTTTGCAGCCTCAGCAATTAAGAGTTTTAAAGAAATTGAAACACAGGCTATTAGGTTTAAAAAGGTATACGGAGACATATTTACAACTCAAAATGAGAGCGAGGCTGCTCTTAAGCAAATGCAAAAGATTGCAGACGAGTATACAAAATATGGACTTAAAGTATCAGAAACCATTAAGACTGCAGCAGATGCAGCAGCAGCGGGTAATGCTGGAAAAGACCTTGAAGAAGTAGTAAGACAAGCAAACAAACTTGCAGTCCTTGGTGGTGTTGCACAAGATAAATCTCTAGAAACAATTGTTGCACTTAAAAACGCTTTTGGAATTACTGCAGCAGAACTTGGAAAGAACATTGACTTCCTCAACGCAGTAGAAAACCAGACAGTTCTTACCCTTGAAGATATGACAGAAGCCATTCCAAGAGTTGGTCCAATTATTAGGCAACTCGGCGGAGATGTTCAAGATCTATCTGTATTTCTTGCAGCAATGAAAGAAGGAGGCGTAAGCGCAGCACAAGGCGCAAACGCACTTAAATCTGGTCTTGCATCTTTGATTAACCCATCTACTGCTGCTATTAAAGCAACAAGCGCACTTGGTATTAATCTTAAAGCAATTGTTGAAAGTAATGCTGGAAATCTTAAAGCAACAGTTATGGAGTTTGCAAGTTCTCTTAGCACATTAAATGATCTTCAGCGTGGTCAGATTATTGAAAAGATTTTTGGTAAGTATCAATTTGCAAGACTTTCTGCAATGTTTAATAACATTACAAAAGATGGAACTCAAGCAAACAGAGTTATGAAACTTGCAGTAGCATCTGCTGAAGAACTTGCTATTTTGAGTGAGCGAGAATTAAAAGTTCAAGAGAACTCTGCAATGAATAAGATGCAGCAGCAGATTGAAAAACTTAAGGCTGCAATTGCTCCAATTGGAGAACTGTTTGCAAAGACCTTGACTCCAGTAATTGAATTTTTTGTTAAGTTATTTAATAAGTTTAATGAGATGCCAGATGCTATTAAGAAAATTGTAGCAATAGTAGTTGCTGGTATTGCAGGTATTGGCCCAGTCGTACTTATGACTGTTGGTCTTGTTGCCAACGGTATTGCAAATATGATGAAGATGTTTAACCTTGTTCGTCAAGGATATCAAAGATTATCCTATGGATCTAGAGACGCAGCACTATCAACAAGATATATGACTCAAGAAGAACTTGAGAATGCTGCAGTAACAAACTCATTAACTACAAAGCATCAAGCATTGTCTGCTGCATATGTTCTTGAAGCATCTAGCCTTAGATCATTGACAGCAGTTTATCAGCAAGCAAATGCTGCAATGATGACATTTTCTAAGAACAACCCTGGAATGTTTATGCCTGGTGCTCCAAAGGGTGGAGGCGTTGCACCAAGAAAATATAATAAGGGTGTCTCGTATGTTCCAGGTACAGGAAATACAGACACTGTGCCAGCAATGCTTACTCCTGGTGAAGCAGTTATTCCAAAGGGTATGGTTAAAAAGCATGGAAGTTTAATCAGCGCTATTGTTGGTGATCAAGTTCCAGGACATATGTATGGTATTCGTTCTGTATTCCCTATGATGGCAGCAGAACCAGCAGTTGTTGGCAAGTTAAGTTTTGGAGCAGCAGGAAGAGTAGGCGGTAGCGGACCAGTAAGAATGCCAAGCCAACTATCATTAGTTGAGCAGCAGTTTGCATCAATATCTTCTATGAAGATTGGTGCACCAAATGCAAAGGGATTGGTTCCAATTGATTTTGGTGGCGGAGTAACTATTTTAGTTGATTCTAAAAAGGTTAGCAGTTTTAAGAACGAGTTGATGAAAAATGAAGAATATCAACTTGCAAGAGGAGACTCTCCAGAACAAATTCTTCAAACTATTCGTAAGGCTATAACTAAGCCAGGAAGAAAACTTGTTAATCAGCAGGTATCTCCATCAAGACTTAAAGGCATTCTCCCATTTGGACAAGCCTCAAGAACAAGAGCAGTTCCAAAAGAAGTTAAGATGCGTAGAAGACTTTATGCAAATAGTCCACAATATCAGGCTCTTGTTGCAGAACATGAAGCAGAGGTTTCATATCTTAAGAGTATTGCAAGTGGGCCAAATCAGTATGGATTAACACTAGATGATCTTATAACTGTATCAAGAGGATCTAGAAGAGGCAAGGAAGATTTTGGATATGCTCCAGCAT